AAATCAGGGGATAAAGTAAAGTTAATTCGATTCGGACAACAGGGAGTAAGCGGTGCAGGTTCCAATCCTAAGACACCTAAAGAAAAAGCTAGGCGTAAATCTTTTAAAGCTAGGCACAAAAAGAACATCGATAGAGGAAATATGTCAGCGGCTTTTTGGGCTAACAAAACAAAATGGTAATGTTCCTCAGTATTTAACAGGTAAGGTAAATTTACATGGTAAAGAAATTAACGAAAAGACAAACAGATACTTTAGCAAAACACCGTAAACATCATACAAAAAAACATATGGATTTTATGAAGACTCGTATGAAGAACGGTAGTACATTTACAGCCGCACATAAAGCCGCAATGAAAAAGGTAGGAAGATGATTAAATTTTTTAAAAGTATAGTGTGTGCTGTTTTATGGCACGATCTAAAAGGAGAAGAGAGGGGAATATGTAGACGCTGTGGTAAAATAATTATTCCAATACGTTAATTTTAACAAGGTAACTTACGATACCATTAGAAAAGATAGCTAGACCTACGCTATTAATTACAATCAAAGCTCTATCGTTCCACACAATAGACACATAGGTCCACCCTATAATGCCTATAATGTGAAAGATTAAATTGTACGGGTATATGTTTTGGCTAGTGAGTATCATAGCTAAAATTAATATTATAGTAGATACCCACTTAACCTTCCATGTTAAATTCTTTTCTTTATTCACAAGATTTTTGACCTGTCTGTGGGTCTATAAAACAAGCTTCTGCTTGAGGTTCTTCCTTAACTTCATTAAGGATACCGTATCTTTTACCGTCTGCTCTGAAGGTAGTTATCCCTTTACATCCTTGTTTCCAAGCATTAAAGTACAACTCTTTGAACTCATCGAAGTTAACACTACTGCCTACATTACAGGTCTTAGATACAGCACTGTCAATGTATTTTGACACTAAAGACAGAACAGATAAGTGTTCGTCAGCACTAATGTCATTAGCAGTCCTACCTTCTACACCGTGTTTAAACGCATAGTCTTCTACTCTTTGTATCTGATGACCATCAAATTCCTGTATAGTTCTATCATAAAACAAACTAAAGGGTGGTTCTATACCTGAACTTACGTTATCTGCGGTCAAGCTTATTGTACCTGTGGGTGCTATAGAAGTCAGATGTGAGTTACGTATACCAAACTCTTTGATCTGATCCTGCACCCAAGGTGATAATGTCTTAAAGAACTCTCCTTCTGTATACTTATCTTTTTCGTACAGAGGAAATGATCCCTTCTCTTGAGCCAAAGTAGAACTAGCCGCATAAGAGTAATCTCTTAGGATCTCTAGGACCTGAGAAGTAAACTTCATAAACTTCTTTGACGCATATGGCATACCACACATCTCAGCGGCATTAGCAAGCCCAGTAACACCTAAACCCATCCTACGTTTATCTTTAGCTTCCTTCTCCTGCTCAGGTAAAGGGTATATAGTTCTATCTATGACGTTATCCATAGCTCTGACTACAGTATGTATGTCTCCAGTAAATAAACCAAAGTCAAACGCTTTATCATGTACATACTTAGTTAAGTTAAAACTGCCTAACAAACAAGCACCGTAAGGTGGCAGAGGTTGCTCACCACAGGGGTTAGTTGCTTCTATACTTTCACAATAGTAAAGGTTATTCATTTTATTAATAGTGTCTATAAACAACACTCCCGGCTCTGCCCAATCCCATGTGGAACGCATAATCATATCCCATAGGGCTACAGGGTCTACCTCTTCATGTACAATACCATCGAACCTCAAAGGGAATGGTTCTTTTTTCTCAAGACATTCCATGAACTCGTCAGTCACACCTACTGAAATATTAAACCCTGTGAGGGACGTACCGTCATTCTTAGCGGTTATAAACTGTTCTATGTCTGGATGGTCTATACGTAAGACACCCATCTGTGCGCCTCTCCTATGACCGCTAGAGGCTATTGTCTGACATACTGCGTCATATATCTGCATAAAGCTTACTGCTCCTGACGCTCTAGAATCTAATGACTTGATACGATTACCTCTGGGACGTAACCTTGAGAAGTCATAACCTATGCCACCACCTCTACGCATTGTCTCAGCGGCTTCTGTAGCTCTACCCATGATTGAATCCATACTGTCCTCTATCGCTCCACTAACGAAACAATTAAAGGCTGTAGTTTGTCTAGCCGCACCCATAGCGTTCTGCACTCTTCCAGCAGGTAAGAACCTTAAGTGTCTTAGGGCATCTTTAAAGGATTCAAAGTGATCTGGTGTGTCCTTAAGTGATTCAGAAATACGAACAACCTTACTATAAAAGTCTTCTCCCGTCTGCCTGTATTTAACCTTATCAATTTCTTCTGAAATAGGAAGTGTCATTCCGTAGTTATTAGTCATTACTGTATTCCCCTACTTATTAATTTCTATGTGGTTGTAAAAAATAGAATTACGTTTGGCTATTTCATCTGCTGTTACACGCTTCTCTACTGCATGGTCTGTGACTAGCTTATGAATACCACCCCACTCTTCGTTACGTTGCTTGTCTATGGCATCATAGTCCCACTCTTTATCACTTTGTCTACGCATCTATACTTTCTCCTTTAGCTTATTTAAATACCATGTTGCTTTTTCTAAGTCTTCAGTAGGGTTTCCTTTATGCTTGTATCTAATCATATACTTCATAGAGTTACCCTTGAGATACCCTAAGAACTCTTCTTTAGTCATAGACATTTCAATAATATCTATGGCTTCTACGTCAAGCATATTATAATGAGAAGGATTATTTACTGGATCATTCATCTAATTTTTCCTTGCTTGTCCATCGTCTGATTTTTTTTCAATAGGTACTTTCATTATAACACAGCTAGTATTTATATCAAACAATTTATTTGATTCTGGAGAAATATTTTGATGATAGTATTCTACTTTTGGAGCAGTAAAGTTAACACAATCTTTAAGTGTTATATAAGGAGGTGCTGGTAACACCTGAGAACCTATACTACCATCAGACATTATTAAAGTAACAATAAGAATGACTGTATTCATCGAACTCTCCTAATTGATCGGGGTAATGTTGTTGTCATACTGAGGCCTATGTATTTTAGAAAATTTAGGGTCACAGCTTTCTAGTAATAAAAGTATAGCTTGTTTTAAGAATAGCTTTTGATCTTCGTCAGCTTTAGCTAAGTCTCTGTTTAAACGCCTTACTTGTTCCATTCTAGCTACTAACACATCAGGAACCATAAACATCATACCGTCTTCGTTTTCTTTTTCAGAATCATCCATCTTCTTGCCCTTCCTCTTCAAAGTTAGTATTTACATCGTAAACTTCCCTTAATACATCTATTTTAGTCTCTACTAAATCATTAAATCTCTCTAATAAATCTTCAGTAGTTAACTCTAAAACTTCACAAATATAAATAGGATCAGCTAGTTCAGACACACGATTGAGTAATCTTTTAGTTGTTAAAGACATCGACTATATTCTCTAAAGTGTACCACTTAAGTCCTTCTTTGTCACACCATTCTGCCATATTCATTTTACTTCCCTTCCTTATTTTTTTATTGGGATTATAAAGTAGAAAAACTAACTGTTTCTTTTTAGGAAGACTATCTCTAATAGCTTTGTACTTCTGTACATCTCCCACTCTAAAGAAACCTTTAGCCTCTATTAAAATTTCAAATTTACCTTTCATCCCTACAAAATCAGGTATGTAATTACGATGAATAGTATAAGGTATCTTTTTAGTCTCGTAACCACAGAGGTCCTTTAAAACCTCTGCGGCTTGAGCTTCAAACTTATTACGATACCTAGGAGTTTTCACTAATTCTTAACCAGAGATTTTTTAGATACCTCTGCTTTAGATGGTGCTTTAACTTCCCTTACTAAAGCCTGTGTCATACCTCCTGTCTGTGATATAAAGGGACTACCATGTAGCTCCCATTTATCATTAAGAAGTTTAGTAACCATTTCTTCAAAACGATCATGTCGTGGTGTGTTAATAACTTTAAATTCTTTAGTAGCCATATTGACCTCCTATAGTAAGTATGTTTAAACAGGGTTAAGGTTAACTTCAGGGTAAGGTCTACCCCAACGATTCTTAGGAACATTAACTACGTTAGTTAAATATTTTGGTCCTGATCCAGTTTTGAATAGCCTTACTTCTGGGTAACAATGTAGTTTGTATTGGCAGTAGCCACACATAGTAGATAGTTTTACATTTCC